GTAGACTTCCAGTAGTGCGCTCTTTGTTGTTTCGCTCAAACCTGATTTGGTTCTTGCATCTGTCATCAACTTACCAAGTTGTGACGCTCTGAATAGTGTGTTGTTCATGTTATATTGATTGATGGGGTAAATATAGCAGATAGTTACATTGCGTAACCACCTGCTACAAATTTTAACATTTACACGATGCCATACTGTTCTTTCTTGGCATTCAGTTCATCGCCAACCTCAGCTAGGACTTCAGGGCTGCATGCCTTAAAGATTTTGTGAAGCTGTGTAATGTCGGTTGCTTGCTGGATAAGTTCTCGCACATACGCTACGTCCTGCTCATGCCCGCGGCCTAGCGCACCCTTCAACTTGAATGGCTTGTATGTATCCTTATTCTTGCGGTTAAGGTCACGGCCAAACACTTTACCAAGTGACAAGGCTGCGTTTTTAAGGCACTCTGCTTTGAGTTTACCAAACGCCAAGTCCATTGCATTAGCTTTTTTATTATCGGGGTTTAATGCCCATCTATTGCGATCGCTACCAACCACGTTATCAGGAACCTTGTCAACCATAATTATAACCGAGGCCGCCCCGGTACGTTTGAGTTCATAACCGCTGATGGGGTGAATGACTACAAGCTCCATTGATGCCTGTACTTCGTTGGCTAATACCGCCCACTTAAAGTTCTCTGTTCTCCAGTGTCCAAAGAATAGTTCATCGAGTGTGGTTTCTACGTGACTAATGACTAAGGTTTGAGCCTTCTTATCGGGCGTGGATTCAACACCGAGCGGGTCGGGTTCTGCATTGAGCATCTGCTGAAACTTTTGCAGTGCTTCCAAATTGTCTTTGTGAAAGTTCATGTTATTATTCATTATAGATTAATACTTGGCGAGGCAATCGTTTAACTCTTGGCAGTAGCTAAGAAGTGCGAAGATTACGATGATGGCTACAACGTAGCGGATAATGGTAGATGCTGTTTTCATTGTGTATTGTTTTTAATTGATGGCCAAATGTACTGCAAATAGTTACATACACCTTGTTAAAAATTGTTAAAATTGATGGGGACGATTTGTCCCTAGGCCCACGAATAGCTGCCGTAGTTCGGGAATAGTTCGAAGTACATGCGCATCATGATGGCATCCGCGTAGTCGGGAGACTTCCCGTGCATGCGTGCTATCTCGTCTTTGCTGATTACGGCTAACTTGCCATCGGCTTCAGGGGTACGGCGGCGTATCATATCCAGTTCTTGCACGATTACGTCCCGGAAGGATTGCACTTTGAACACGACTTTGTTCTGCTCGATTAATTCTGCTAACTTAAAATAGCACTCAGCCTTTTGATTGGTAAACTTATCAGGTTGCTTGGCGCGGCCACCGTTCAAGAAGCCCCGGCACTTTAAGCTATCAACCACACCACCGCCTACACCGTCTTCGTCACATATCACATTGCTTAGTTTGATGCTATGCCTGTCACAAATTTGGCGAACATTTGTTACAACTGTTGTGATGGGTTGCTTACGCAGCTCGTGTATCTCGATAAGGTGTAAGCCATGCCACACACATATCACCGTTCTATCCTTTCCAAGACGCGCGATGTCGGCACTAATGTATTTATCACCTTTGCTTTCCTCGTCACGAAAGCAGCGTAATAAATCTTCATAGTCATATATCCAGTCAATGCTCTCGTCATAGTCCCAATCACCTTCAAGCAATCTTTTGCGGTCTGCTTCAGGAAGACGCATCATCTTAGCTTCATAGACTTCATCAGGACTTACCGTGTTATCCTTAAGCAATGCCTCAACAAATGCTTTGTGTGGTGGTAACAAATCTTTTTTCCAAGGATACCAAATGTCATTGTATAACCAACCTTTTGAAGGGTTACAACTCATCAATCCTTTTGGTATACCGCCAATCAAATTATAGCGCACACGTGTATCAATGATGTCTACTGCCTTCTTTGTCATTTCAGCTACTTCATCAAGAAAGTAGTCGGTAATTTCAAGTGATCCAAATCGGTGAAAATCGGGGTCGCTGGGTGTAGCTGCCATGTCCATAAGGATTGTTTCGCTACCATTAAACCAACGAATCATGTTTAATTGTCCGTTGTACGTGTAGTGTTCACCTGCTTTCAAACCCATTTGACTACACAACTCCCAAAATCGTAGCATTGTAGATAGCTGCAACTTCTTTAATTCAGCACGACCAATAAGACCACGTGTATTCGGATGCTTCACCCTTCGCATGATTTGCCAATAACATCCTAGCCATGTTTTGCCACCGTATACACCACCGCCATATAGCACCTGCTCCACCTTGCTGGATGTAGACAAATGCCTAAGTGCGGTTTGTTGCTTAGTATTGAATGTGGGATTGTAACTCATTGTACGTGCTTCCATCTACGCAATATCACATCTTTGATAGTGCTTGCTTTCACATTGTATTCCTTTGCCAACATTTCTCGTGTATACTTACGGGGTTGAAACTTCATGCGTATTTCTCGCACTTGTTCTTCATTTAATTTCGCACCACCATTTTTGCTTCCTTGCATTGGTGGCGCACCTTTAGGCATATTGATTCTGCCGCTGTTATAGCTGTGTAAAGTATTTTCCTTTGCCGTAGACCATTCAAGGTTTTCAACTCGGTTATCGGTACGAATAAAGTTGATGTGATTTACTTGTGGTTTGCTTAAAGGATTATCAATCCAAGTCTGCGCAACTAAACGATGCAATGTAACCGGCTTTAATTTTCCTTCACAAACAATCAATGTGTGCAGATATCCTTTCTTGTTTGTTGCTGGTTTCATTAGGCTCGGCTTATTACTACCCTTAAATTTTAAAGTAAGTAATCGACCTTGGTTGCTAATCAAATAACGGCTTTTAGTATTTGGAACATACTTCCAAAATTCATTTGGTAAATCATCAATACCAATGTTGAGAGAGTGTAATGTAATCATGCTGCAATATAGCTTTATATATTGGTTGTGCAACCATACATAAAACCATATTGCAAACATGTTATAAACTAGAATGGCAAATCACCTGTGCCTTGTGAATCATCATCCTGTGTACGCGGTGGTAATGGCTCGGACATCTTGCCGCTAAAAAACTTGCCGCTCTTGCCTTCTTTAACCCACGCGGCTAAGCGCATCTTCTTACCATTGACCATGATTTCACCTGTGTACTCAGGTGCATTGTTGGCTCCTTTCGTGTTCTTGAATAGGGTGAACTGTCCCTCTTGCATTGTGTAACTCATTGTGTTTAATTAAATATGTGTTTGTATTCCTCTGTCATTAGCAACACCATTGGCTGCCGCGTTTCTTGATCAACTGATTCCAGTAGCGTAAAGTCCGTGCCCATTATCGTGCTTCCGTTTAAGTAACCTACCATTACTTCAACATCATCATCGTACTCGTTAAGAGCGGTGAGCAGTTCGGCTACGGTCATAGTTTGTAGAGTTCATTATCTGTCAGTTGGTAAAGTTCCGCAAGTATTAACCACATCGCTTGGTTATCTGCCATTGATGGGCGCATACTACGCTTTGCCGCTAAGATAAATAATTTACGGAGAAGTAAGTTCTCCTGTGCGATGTCGTATTGTTTCATTTATCAATACTCATTTTGTTGTTCAATCAATTCGCGGTAGCGTTCCTTCCTGAACTCGGTGAACTGGTAAGGCTTGTTGTTGTACACCCGGAAGCGCATGTCGTTGTCCCATGTTGGCAACTCATCGTATTCGTCCATGAGCATTTGCTCAAACCGTGACGGCTTGGCACGCTTTGCTTCCGGTTCAGGTGCTTCTTCAATCTTGAGTTTATCCGATGCCTGTTGGATAGCTTCCTGAACTTGCGGATGTTGGAACATTTCGTAGATGTTGTTTTGCTGCTTTGCGTTTTCGTTCATCGTTTCGCTTATGGTTTGGCGTTGCTGGTCATAAAGCGGAAACCATGCAAGAATAGTAGCCGGGTCGATGCGGTTGTATATCGTGCCATAAGCACCAATAGCACCACGGTCTAAACACAGTTGAATATCTTCAAGGCTATACATCCACATCTTATCGAGAATGTTTTCAGCGCAAAATTCAATCTGTAGTGCGTTCATGTTGTTTTGCACATTCAGCAGTTGGGTACATCGCGTAACCAGCTCCATGATTTTAATCTTTGTTGTGGTGCGGTCAAGTTTACGAAGTAGTGCTATCTTGTCTTGCTTCATCGCGTGCTCGACTGATAGCGACTGCATCGCGGAAAAGTGCCTCAGCTTTTGCAATGTGTTCTGCTGTTGTAGTTGGTTGTTTTGCATGGGTATTTATTTTTTGCGTTTCAAATTTAGAGTTGTTGTTCATCCAGTTGCGAACGGCAGCTTCCCAATTTTTCATTTTGTTTTTTCCTACCATCCAACCATTGCTTTCGTAATGGTTAAAGAATGCCTTAGCCTCAGTCAGCACTTTAGCATCAGGCCAAACATTCCCGGCTAATGCATTTTTACTTTTCATAAAATCAAATATCTCATCATACGTCGGAGCGCGAAAGCGCGACCTTGAAACATTATCATTCTGATTATGATTTACATTTT